GTGTGTCCTTCTTGATGTTCTTGTATTCTTTATTACCGATTTCTTTCATATGAACAACAACATCTGTTTCTCCGACCGGCTGGATGTGCAGTGCTTCGATCCGGCGATTCTGGTTTGTTGAGCCGACCATTAATCCGTCAGACTGCCAAGCTCCCCAGCCAGCACTTCTCATGTGTGCCTGGTATGAAATTGTACCGAACTTATCGGTCTTGTTCTGGAATGCTCCACCGGATTTGATCTCTCCATCGACAGGTTCTGTTTTCTTGGCTGATGCTACCGGTGCCGCAGATGTGATCCCGAATGCTTTAAGGATTCCTCTCGCCAAGTCATCGATCTTGGAATTGAATTTGTTGAGATCTCCCTGGTTTGTAATGAATCCATTTTCCAGAAGTCTGTAGCTGTAACCTTTTGCAGCTGCGCGATTGACGTTGGCAAGATGCGCTCTGCCTACAATCTTATTTGCTCTTCCAGGGAAGAATGTTCCGATGAAGTTGGCGAGTGCCGTGTCGTACTGATCAGGATTGTATCCTTCTTTAATGATTACGTGCCCGCCTTTTGCTGTTGATGCTCCACTGTCCATGTGAAGCTCCAGAATCTGATAGCTTCTTGGAATATTCAGCGAGCTGATACCTTTGTCGGCGTACCAGTTCCGGTTTGTATCTCCAAGAGTAACATTACTTCCTCCGTATGCTACAATTCGTCTTGCAAGTGCCCGGACTCTCTCTGCTTCGGTGTAACCGTATCCAACAGCTCCACTGTCACCGGCTCCGTGTCCGGCTATTAAAAATAAATGTGCCATAATTGCTCCTTTCTGTGCGACGTCGCACACTATATAATATGTTAGAGGACGATTATTCGCCCTCTACTTACACTGCTGTTTATATAACTGATTTACTCCAGTTGCCGCTAATCCGCTGGCCATTCCGACCGCAACTGCATTGATCACATCGCCGGCCGGAAAGTCCGGCATTGTGTAGAGTCCGGCAACGCCCAGAACTCCACCACATACAGCCATGATGACCGGAATCCATTTGTCTGGAATTTTCTCATAGGCTTTGCATCCAAGTCCAATTACATAACAGATTGCTACGATCCCTACTACTGTTCCTAATGTACTAATATCCATGCTTAATCCTCCTGATCATGCGCTTGCTTATTTATATGCTTCTGAATCTTGTCTATTGCTTCTGTAACAGGTCCATTACATCCCTGTTCTTTCAAACCTTTCAGACAAGCCAGAATTCCATAAGTAAGCAAACATTGTTCTGATTTCATTCTCTCTATCTCTTTATCCTGCTCATTCTGTCTTAAATACCACTTGTATACTGCGAAAACAGCGGAAAAGATAACCACTACGGCCGTTAATAAGCTTCCGGCAGTAATGATTGTGTTTACGTCTACATACACTCTATGTACCTCGATTCTTTAATTTTGCGTATAAAAATAAGACCTTACGGTCTTGCTCTGATTTCCATATGTTCACCTCTTCGCATAGAAAAAGAGAGGAATCAACCTCTCTAGTCTAAGAATATACGCTATCCAATGTTATTATTCCACGTATATTAACAAGAATGTCTGTTCTTTTTGTCTTAATGCACTGTTCGACAAGTTTCCTATAATAGCTACTATCTTTCACAATAACTTCTATATTATTATAACTAAACGATAGTTCTCCCGGTACCCTCCATTCTCTTTCATGCGTCCAATCAACAAACGATTTTGAATCTGTTAAATCTAAATCAACAATTCGCCAATATTCATTTTCCGGAAGCAACTTTTTCATAATCTCTTTATTTTCATAGATAACTGGTCTCCCACCTTTATTATATATGAACATTTTATGAAATCTTACTCCAAACGGAGAGTATCTAATTTTATCACTTAGTATTTCTTCATATCTTAAATTCTCAGCAATAGCGCTTAACGGAAGTTCTTGAAGGCATACAGCTTTTCTTTCTCCATTTATAAATCCAGAATTTCCACTTCCATTCAATTTTTTATCTACTAAAATTTTCCATAAGTTTTTAAATGCATCCTCTGCATCATTTCCTCGAGTTAAATGTGTAATTCTAGCAGCCATGTCATTTCTGTTGTTTAATCTGTTTCTCCATATTGTATGATCCAATTTCTTTCCTCCTTCCACCGTCATTATACAGCAGAAGGAGAAAATTTCCAAGAAACATTCATTTCTTGGAAACTACCTCGCATATAATCTTGTGATACCTCCTTGGTACAGATTTTATCCCCAGTAAGTAATAATATAATTTATTCTAATAGGGACTGAGCCAATATTAGTGTTAAATACTGCATACCAAGCTCCGTTCTGATAAGTACATCCTTCTACATGCACACCGGTAGCGGCTCCATCACCATTGCTCACCATCACTGCCGTATTTCCATTTGAGCTATTGCTAACACCCAACAAACTATTAATTTCTGAGTTGCTAAACAATTGTCTTGACGTTCCAGTCTTGCCAGCAGTTAACACTTTGGTTCCTGCAGTCATCCTGTGTACATTTCCTGGGAAAAAGTTAACTAAACTGCTCATACCTCGGCCATTTACCCACGTATCTTTATCGTCAACTACTACCGATGGTACTGATGCCGATCCAACCTCATGAGATGGCTTCGTTGAAATTCTAGTAGATAAATTTCTAAGATATGTCTCTGCTCCATATACACCTATTTCCAGATTACCTATAAATACTTTTGCGCAATCAGCGCCTTCTCCCAGCCGTATCTCGTCTCCTTTAAAAATTGCAAGTTCTTCCGAACCTCTACGCACCTGCACACTGGTTCCATCAACGTAAACGTTGAATCCAGCAGCATTACCGATCGTAGCGGTCGGAGCATATACCGGTTCTGATGCTACTCTCCAGTTTGCTCCGTCATACGTGAAGGTTACTGTTGCTCCATCAGTCCAGTATACATCCCGGACACCTTGGATATACATTGCTTTTGTACCTGTACCAGCAATATTAAGTGTTGGACTTGATGCAGTGTTTGCATAAGTAAATTTAATAGCTACGGTTGCTCCGGCTTTGAGAGATAATGTTCCAGCCGCCAAACTTGCAACTTTCGCTACGGTTCCAGCTGCAGTATCGCATGTCGCATAGAGCATTTGTCCATCTTTACCAGCTGTTCCTGTCTGCCCTTGTGGCCCCTGTGGTCCTTGTGGTCCTGTATTACCTTTTACACCTTGTGGTCCTTGTGGTCCGGTCGCACCAGTATCACCTTTCACTCCCTGAGGTCCCTGAGGACCTGTAGCTCCTGTGGCTCCCTTATCTCCTTTTTCGCCTTTCGCTCCTGTTTCGCCTTTGATCTTACTCCATGTATAAGCTCCCACCGTAGTAGGATCCGCCCGATTAAAGTCCGTACACTGTCCAATGTAATCCCCGACTGTTTCTCCAGAATTTGATGTGAATGTCTTACCGCCATCATTGGAGTATTTAATGTGCAAGTATGATGTTTTCCCATCTGCACCATTGGTTCCTGGGATTCCCTGCGTACCCTGTTCTCCCTGTAAGCCTTTGAATCTGTACCAGGTATATTTGCTTGGATCTGTCGAATCCAGCTCTGTATAGTCCACATAGGTTCCAATATAAGTATTCGGGACTTCTGACATCTGAGATGAGGTTGGATTCTCTACTGGGGAATATTTTATATGGAAATAACTGGTCTTCCCGTTTGTTCCATCTTTACCCGCCGGTCCTTGAGGACCTGTTGCTCCGGTGGCACCTGTCTCTCCTGTTGGACCAGGGATACCCTGTTCACCCTGGAGACCTTGCAATCCCTGTAAGCCTTGGGGGCCTTGTTCACCTTGTGGTCCCCGAGGACCTCTCTCGCCCTGAAGACCTTGTTCGCCCTGAGGACCCTGTTCGCCAGTATCCCCTTTCTCCCCCTGTGGGCCTTGTGCTCCTGTCTCTCCTTTTTCTCCCTGCGGGCCCTGCGCTCCCGCTTCTCCATCAGTTCCATCGTTGACATTACTGATCGTAACTTCGCAGGTTCCCCGCAACGCATCTCCCTGATCTCTTACCTCCAGTACGTACGTTGCTGTGCCAGATACATCCGATGCTTTTACAGTAACCGATTTTTCTTCCGAAATCTTTGTTCCTTCTTTTAACCAGGTTATTTTCAGATTGTCTGTGATGTCTTTGCCCCCGTCTATAACCTTTGCCGTCAGTGCTGTTGTTCCTTCTCCATTTTTGAACATGGTTCCGTCGCTCGAAACAACTGAACACTGATATGGCTTTAATGCATCCATTAATTTTTCAATCTGTTTGGTCGTTGTTTCACTTACTTCGCTCTTTAATTCAGAAAAATTGTCAAATGTCGTTTTATTATTTTTCTTATTCGTGAGACTTATAACCTGTTCTGTAACTCGTGCTTTCAAATATAGCGTCGGGTGGAATGCAGTATCTTCTATCGTTACTGTATCTCCGATTTGTGCGTCTACATAGCCTTCTACCGTATATTCTGCCTTCGGTACACACAAAGTTTTTAGTTTTGCCAGAGCCTTTGAGTACAGAGTGTTTTTGTCTTTCGTATCATAGCTCCATATCTTAACAGCATACCGATCTGTCGTGTAATCTGTTAGCATCGAAGGAAATCTATCCTTTGCCTGCACCGCCAGAATATTCGTGCCACTTGTCTGGTATTCAAGATTTCCATCCTTGTCATACTCTTTTTTACTCAATCCACTGATGGTTATGTTGTCTGTTCCATATGGACGAATCGCCGTGCATAGTTCTGTGATATCCATCTTTCTTTCGACGCCGTTAAGTCCTTTTCCATAACGGATTATCTCTCCTGACCGGTCCTGACCGATTCCCTGTGTTGTGTCCGAATGTTCCTTGTACACATTCATTGTGATCTGTTTCAACGAATAGTCATTATTCAGTTTCGGAACAAATTCTACTTCAGCATCGAAATTTGTTGCTAAAGAATATAATCGGCTCAGCATGTTATCACTTGACTCCCACGTGAGCCTTCTGGAATATGTTGATATTTCGTTGATACCTATCTTCACCGCTCCAGGCCCATCAAACACTTTCATATATTCTACGAAAGTCATAGCTTTCGATGCTGTGTATGCATCTTTTTCTTCTTCAAGCAGTTCAAACAGTAATGCGTAAGATTCTACTGTCACGGTATTTTCATCTTCGTCCGCACTCATGATGTTGAAATAATAATCTCTATCTTTATGTTTGAATGCCAGGTGATTCCCGACCGTCAGATATTGTGCATCTTCATGCTTTGCCGCCACGCTGAATTCAAAGGTGCATGCAGCGCCTTTAAGATATGTATGCAGTTCATCATTATAAAAATGCAGTGCTTTAGGCACCCTGTTATCCATGAACGCTACTGCATGATTCCCTATATCAAGTACTGCAATCCTTACATTTTCCATCTATATAAACGCCTCCCTTATATATGCCTTCACCGTTGGTTCCGGCGTGCTAAATTCCGAACAATGTATCTGCACTGTTGTCTCTCCCGGTGGAGCCAGAAAATATGTACTTCCCAATACCTCGTCGTCCATGCTGATCACATTATCCACATACACCTTGGATGATTCTCCATCTACCCTTATTGTGCATCCGGGTTGGTATCTATTCGGGATGTCGTATCTGTAAGGAACTTTGTCCTTCCGGAAAGATAACTCTGTCAATAGCATTCTTCCCTTGTTTGCCTCCGTGGAAAAAAAGCTCTCTGTTGCTCCTTTCATGTTTCCCATGAATATCGTAACTGTTTTCGCTTTTTTTGCAGCAAGCGTATCATTCCGGAATTGATATTTTTTTCCACATATGTTGAACTCGAATAATCCTGCGTTTTTAGTAATAGAAATCAAGTTGCCGGACTTTGTTGTCAGGTTGGCATAGTTGGGTGTGAATTCAATTTTATTTTTGTCCTGTCCGCCTACACGGCACTTATAGTGTGCTGTATTGGAAGTCTTGGATGTTTTGTTAAAATAGATCAGCGCCAGGACTTCTCCCTGCTCATCACCGATTACAAACTGTAGGATTCCGGTCTGTCTTACTCTTTTGACTGTTTCATAGTCTACTCTACACTGCGCTTTGAAGTTTGCCGCACCAACTTCTCCGTTTTCATCTGCAGGAAGTGTGATTGTTTTGCACGCCCCTCTGTAGTAATTTCCACTTCCGAGCGATGACAACGTTATCCAGGATCTTCCATTGTAATTCAGACTCTTAAATGTTCCGGTTTTACCGAATGTCTTTTCTGAGGTCACTCCTTCGCCTGTTGTCATCTGATCGAAGTCTGCATACTTTGTTAGGTTGATTAGCTGTACGGATTTGTTCGCTTCTCCGTCATCTTCCTCATCGATACGTCCAAGTTCGATGGCGCCATATTGTGATACGATTCCGATGTATCCATTCTCATGGTTGTGTGTGATTTCATAGTCGATCGGCACTGCTTCCGAGCCCTCATTTATAATGGTCATTTCCAGGATACCATCTTCGTTTTTTGCTGCAGTAAATTCTTTTTGTGTCGTTGACCATGCTATTCCTTCCGGTATCAACCAGTTTATGGTTCCTTCTCCCAGACACCCTGTTTCCTCAAATTCAAGATCTCCTGTTGGTATTGCCCAGCAATATCTATCTGGCGTATTGCCAAATACCAGTTTTTTCGGTTCATCCACATTCAATATTTTCTGCAAAGCATCATATTTTTCTTTTATATTGTCAAGTATGGTAAATGGCATCGGTATTGTCTTCGCCTTATATGTTGTGTAGGAAAAATCGTCACCTTTTGTCACATCTCCCCTGCTTATCACATTGGGTTCCCAACTCGGGCCTACAAAAGGCGTAAAGCCCTGGAGAATATCTATGTATTCTCCAAGCTCTTTCCCGTCAAATTTCACTGATAAATTCATTCCTTTACGCCTCCGATCATATTCCTTAGTTTCTTCTGTTTGTCCAGTCCTTCTTGGATCGGATCAATGATTTCTTTCGCAATCGTCTTCTCGTTCAGCTTTATTTCAGCAATTATTGGTCTTGACTGAATTATTTTTGCCAACCTCTTGAGATCATTTTCTGACAGCTGATCTGTCGTCTCTTCTTTTTTATGTCTTGCGTATTCTTCTGCAGTCGCCGAGGCTGTAAGTTTTCCTGCTATATAATCCTGCTGATCCATCGCTGTCGCATACACTTTTGGCATTATTTCTGCCAGGTCAAGCCCTTTTAATTTATCTGCTATCGCCTCAGTGTCTATCGCAGATACTGTTTTCTCAGCTACTGCTTCTGCAGATTGCACAGCACTTTTTGCCTCATCATCAATTCCAAGTCCAAAACCTTCGCTGAACCAGCGTCCCAGTTTTCTTGTTAATTTTGATGGAGAGTGTTCATCCAGCGCATGCTTCGCCGCTTTATATGCCGCTTTCGCCATTTCGGCAGCTTTTGATGCTGCACCCTTGATCCACGATCCGATTCCTCCTACAAAACCTTTGCCGAAATTATATCCAGGATCATGACCGCTCACACTGCCAGCTCCAGATTTCGCATTGTTTCCAAGAGATTTTCCTCCCGAATTCGCCTGCCTCGTTTTACTACTTACACCAGAACTATACTGTGTTCCGAATTTTCCTCCTGTACCGTTCGGATTTACACTTCCTGCTCCTTTGTTGGCCGCATCCGCATTGCCTTTTCCCGCGGATCTTGCTTTTCCAACCAATCCGCCGATTCCAGATGCGAACTTGGTACCAAATCCTTGTCCTGTCGTTATCGGGCTTACACTTCCTGCTCCTTTGTTGGCCGCGTCTGCATTAGCTTTTCCTGCAGATGCCGAATCTTTGGTTTTGGATGATACTCCTATTCCAAAATACGACATCACTTTGTTTCCAAGGTTTTCCAATTGTTTCCCAACATCACCTGATGCAAACACATTCAGGAATGCTGATACAAATTCTCCTGCTTTGGTTAATACGTTCTCTTTTCCGGCTTCAACACCGTTTGCCGCACCATCCATCGCAAGCTTGAAGATTTCTTCTGTCTTCTTAGATGGAGAATGTTCATCTAGGGCTGATCTAAGAGATTCCAGAAACTCATCTACACCTTCTTTTGCCGGATCTTTCAGCTCATCAAAGCCTTCCAGCCCCTCCAATGCGCCGTATACCGCATTAGCGAATTTCTTCTTTGTCTTCTTATCTAAGCCATCGAATTGATCTAATATGCCATCTACGGCACCTTTCGCTTCTGATGACAGCTGACCTTTCATGTCTCCGGCTATCAATGCAGCTATTGCGGCCGGTGGAACTTTTTTCAGTTCATCTGCAGATTTTGGTGCAGCCTTGGCAAATTCTTCCAGAGCTGCTTTTGTGGCTTCAGATGCCTGTTTCTGCATCTCTTCTGTGAATCCCGGTGTTTTATTCTTCACTTCCTGCCGGATCAGATCTTCCGTCTTAGATACTTCAACTACCTGCTTCTGGAGCTCCTCGCTTGTAGCATTATTTGCAGTTTTTACTCCTGCAGTAATTTTATTAACTGCCGCTTCGATTGCATCTGCATTTCCACTCGCTGCCGCTTCCGCCAGCTGAGTATACTGCTCAATGTCACTCGCATATTGCGCCAGTGTATCAGAGCTCTCCTTATATGCGTCTTTATTAGCTTTCAGTGCCTTATTGGCATTATCTACATCTTCTTTTTGTTTCTGTATCTTTGCATCCAACGTTGCTACAAGAGCCTTATTTCCTTGCACAACGGCATCGCTTTTTTCTTTCTGCAGTTCTTCCAGTTTGGCGCTTTCTTTTTTTACAGTATTCTCTGCCTTTTTCTTAGCTGTATATGCTTCACTAGCCTCTTGAGCCGCCTGCATCTGGTTGTTTACAGCTTCTTTATATTTCGCTTCCTGAGAAGTAAGAACAGCCTCTATCTTCTTCTGCTGAATCGTCTTCTGGATCTCTTCCTGCAGTTTTTGATAGTTTTGAATCTGTCCATTAGTAAGATTGATCTCTATTCCAAGCGCCGACGATAACTGAGACGTGATGAATGCCGCTCTGTCTGCTTCTCCATCTTTAACTTTTCCATTGGAATCAACTATCGTACTCAATTCATTGCTCAGTGACTGTAGACTATTTAACTCGATCAAATCTGCTGCCGCTTGTTTGTCCTGGGTGGCCACCAGATCTTCGTAAGACTGTTTTCTGTCCTGGGCAACTTTCAGATTCGTCTCTGCCTCTTTTGCAGAATCTTTTAATGCTCTGGAATGTGCTTTTTCTGCTTCCGTCTGCTCAGACAATTTATTTCTCATTGCAGTGCTCACTGCAATCATTGCAGTTGTTGCCACAACAGCTAAACCAATCGGATTCGCCTCTATTGCTTTTGTCAATCCTTCTTGTGCTGCTTTCAAAATATTTGTAGAAGCTGCCGCTAAACTTACTTTTCTCTGGAATAATCCAAGTACCGACTGTCCTGCTGTCAGCGTAACATTATATTGCCTTCCGGTATATTTTGCCGCTTCCATCTGTTCTGCATAACGACCGATAGCAGTCTGTGCAGTTTTCCACCATGAGGAGCTATTTTTCACAGCTTTCCCCAGTGTTGTAGTGGAATCCCCTAACTGTTTGGTGATTTTTAATTCTTTGTACGCAGCCACCAATCCTGTGACAATCGGTATTGCAGTTTTTGTATTTTTCGCAAGGAATTTCATTCCTTCCGCTACTTCCGGAAGTACATTCTTTGCAAGTTCCCCTCCGGTATTGACGATATCTCGAATCGGCTCAACAATGCCTTCTGCTGCCGGTCCGAACTTATCCACCTCGTCACAGGTGTCATTGAATATTTTTCCTGCTTCTTCAACTACTCCATTCAGTCCACCAGTCGTAAATGCCTCTGATAACCGGTTTATATCTTCCGTACCAGCGTCTACTGCACTCTTAAGTGGCTTTTCCATCTTTTCGTATACGTTGATGCCAAAGCCTTCTAACGCAGATCCTGCGATTGTGATACTTCCTTTCAGGTTGTCATTCATGGTGTTGGCCATCTTTTCAGATGCACCATCTGCGTTTTTGATTGAAGATGCCAGCTTTTTGAAATCTGTATCCGAAGCATTCACGATCGACAACAGTCCAGACATTGCCTCTTGTCCGCCAAGTGCGGCTGCAGCTGCAGCTTTTTCATCTTTTGGAAGTCCTCGAAGGGAATCTCTCATATTTTCCATTACTTCCATCAGTGACTTCATGGATCCATCCGAGTTTTTCATGGAAATATCATACTTTTCCATTGCCGCAGCTGCTTCTTTTGGCGGCTTGGCCAGTCTTGTCAAGATACTTCTAAGGGCTGTACCAGCCTGTGTGCTCTTGATACCGGAGTTGGCCATTAGTCCGATTGCCTGAGACAAATCTTCGATGTTATAGCCCAGTGCTCCCGCTACTGGTGCTACATACTTAAATGTCTCACCCATCATCCCAACATTTGTGTTGGAATTAGATGATGCCGCTGCCAGAACATCCGCAAAGTGTCCGGAATCAGATGCCTGTAATCCCATCGCCGTAAGGGCGTCTGTTACGATATCTGAGGTTGTAGCAAGATCTTCTCCTGATGCCGCTGCAAGGTTCATGATGCCTTCGATGCCGTTCAGCATATCTTCGGTCTTCCAACCGGCCATTGCCATATCGGCATGTTATCGTAAGGCTTTTTATCCTTACTTCTACACCATTACAGTGCAAGCCCAGCGTACCTTTTTACCGCCTCCTTCTGCAGGACGCCCTACCCGATAGCGAGGCCTCTTGGGCAGATTATATTCTGTATCATCGCAGATACAGGTTCACCACCTACGCGTTGCCGTTGACTACAACGTTACTTGTAACCTTAACTGTCTGGTTACGGTTACAAACCGCCTCCCAGCTTCATTCCTCACTTATATTCCGCAACTACTTGATAGGTTCATTACGGACGTCATCAGCTGTAACTATGTATTTATCGCGTTACAGCCGCTTCTCTAACTAAATGCTTCAGCCGATTGTGCGGCGCTAAATTTGGTTTTGGCGCCCATTTCTTTCGCCTTGTCTGTCAATTTCTGAAGGTCGTCTCCTTTTACTCCGGATATTGCAGAAACCTTACTCATGGCAGCTTCAAAGTCCGTTCCGACCTTGATGGAATACCCTGCCATAGCAGTCATTGCAGTGGATCCGGTTACAATTGCCGTCTTAACTCCAGCCATTGCAGTTTTGGCATAGGATGAAAATCTTGACATGGCTTTCTCTGTCTTTTGGGAGTCCAGCTCCGTGCTGATCTTAATCGATCCGTCCGCTGCCATGTCATTTCACCGTCCTTTCTTGATTTCTCTTTTTTACATACTCCTTCCATTGTTGGTTGCGTTCTTCCAGTGTGAGTTTCTTTCCACCGTCCAGCTTGTACGCTTTCTTCATTTCGTTTATAAAAGCTCTTCTGTCTTTCGACATTCCGGATGTGCTCACTGTGCGGTAATACATGATCTTCGCCATCTTCGTCTCTTCTCCAAGAGACTCGAACAGCGCCAAAAACTTCCACCAATGCAATTTCTCTTGAGACAGCAGATCTATCCCATACTGTTCTTTAAAGGCCGCATATATATAAGGTGCGTCCTGTGAAAAAGAAAACGCCGGTCCTCTGTTGGACCGACGTTTGTATCGTTCTTTCTTCTCTTCTTTCTTTTCCGCTTTCCCTCCGCGGTAGAACCACAGTATCTTCTCTACTGCTTCTTCCAGATTGTTTGGGTATTTCGGATAATATAAAGTTAATAACTTTTCAAGTTTTACGATATCTGGTATTTCGCTTTCCATGATCTCGTCAAACTTCATCCCTATCCTGAAATCCCAGTTAATCCGGTACTTTCCGTCATCGATTACAACCTCTTTTGGAAGTCCGTCTGTGATGATGTTTGGTTTCACTTTTCTCCCGCTTTCATTTTTGCGATTTCTTTGTTCATGTATGGAACAACCTGATTCTTGTACATTGTGGTTAATTCAAAGTATGCCTGAAGGCAGGTAAGGAGATCTGTCTCCTTGCCTAATACCTTCTTGGCACTGCCTTTTCCGAAGATATTGTCAATCATCTCAATTACTGCTTCGCACTGATTAACAATTACCTCTTCGTCTGTTTTTCCTTCTGTATCATTCGTTTTCTCTGTAACCTTATCGATTTCCGTCTGATACTTCTTCACTACTTTCGGATTCAGGAGATCCGCACTCAATTTCTGGTTCAGTATTGTTACTGCTATTTTCTTCAACGTCCTGTTCCTCCTCTATCGGTTCGCCGTTTTCCTCAGCTTGCGTTCAAGCAGCCACATATGTATATTCTGCAGGTGTTGCTCCCATTTTCTTAAATTCGACGTCGATAGAAGAAGATTCTCCTGCGTTTCCTGATCCGTCGCTGTTGACAATAATGGAACACTGTCCTTTTTCTCCTTTTCCTGTCAGGACATTAAAATACAGATAGTTTGTTACTACACTGTTTCCTGTTCCATATTTTGTTTTGTGGGATAAGCAATAATCCTGTGCTTCATCGCCGACGTATCTGTCACCGGTTACAGAGAAAGCTCTCTGCGTACCTGTCTTCATGGTGTTCTGACCGGCACGGATATAGGTCTTGTCCTGCGTGATTGGATTTAACTGCGCATCCAAACCAGCAATTCCCATTTCTACTACTACGTAATCGCCTTCTTTTGTTGCAGTCGAACCATTCGGCGCAGTGTCGATTGCAAATACGTAATCATCATTGGTTACCCAGCCTTCATAGCTTTCACTTGGTGTATAGTCTTTCATTAATTCACTTAATTTCATCTTCGTCTCTCCTTCTCAAAATATAAAACCCTGCATGGTATCTGGTATTGAGCTACTTTGTTCTCCCAGTCTACCGTTGCAAGGTTTGGCATGTTCTGTAAGTTTTCAATTTTCTTTACCTGACATCCTTCGAAATCCGGATAGTTTTTTATGGCGTTCTGCTCCTCAATCCATTCCATGAACTTCTGTCCGAGGTTCATGGCCTGCATGTTGATATCATCCGTTTCTTCCGAGTAATACCATGTCAGAAGTATGGTAAAGCCATATTCTTTATCTGCAGCACGGACATACTTTTTTACAATCTTTCCGGCATAATTTGTCAGGAAGGATACCGATGTAGCTTTTCCATCAGCAAAATTAAATGTCAGCATGGAATCACACAGTTCTTTTATTTTGTCCTGTACATACGAAACCATAACCTCATGTTTTGTCATAACTTATGTCCTTTCACATATGCCTGTATTGCTCTAGTATAGTCATCTATTCTCGTAGCTTTCATTTTCTTTTCCCATTCAGCAGTGGCAAGTGGGTGTCTGGCGGTGCTGTATTTCAAATGTCTGCCGGTTACTACCTTGCTTTCACCACGTCTGGCATACGTACTTCCGGTTATTCTAGATACCATCACCAGTCCTTCGTGTTGGAAGTTGGCGTACGGGCTTTCATAATGCGCAATCCCGACATTCCCTTCTACGTAAGTTCTGGCATTGGCCGCCAGTACCAGATTCTTTGCCGGCACAAACGGTTCCATCAGGCGCTTGGCTTCGGTCGCCATGAAGAGGAGCGTCTTCTTTCCTCCAGTTGCTTCTTGTACAATGCTCGGGATTGGTTTATTCCAGTGGAATTCTACGTTCGACATTTAACCACCTACTCTGTAATGTTTTCCTCTCAGGTGCGATGTATTATCTGAGAAAGCGGTAATCTGGAATGCCTCCGGTTTCTGTCTTGCCAGTAGCTCTGAGGCTGTATTTGGCATTTTCCCAGTTATTTCTTCCATGCATGCATCTTTTACCACTATGTCTCCCGGATTCAGGGTGAAGCTGTTACCAGCACCTTTGGTTTTAGCAAATTCTCGGTAGGGAAGATAATTCGGTGATTCTGGTATCCTAGCAATGTATGTACCTGCCATTTTTGCTGTCTTTCCATCATCGATCTTTGTCTGGGACAGCTTATAGAAACAGTTTTCAAGAACTGTCCGTTTCCAGATATCCTTTCCATCTTCCGTATCCGCTCCTTTGATCCGGTTGTACACCGTAATCGTCTGGTTGTAATTCGGATTCATTAATCCACCCCCAGATACATCAAGCCTGTGTTTCCTAAGTGTTTCTCTATAATCTCCCTGATCTTCTTACGTTTTCCTTCTTCCGTATAGACAGAACGAGACAGGTCATATGTACCTGTCTCTCCGTCGTTTCCATAGGACGCAAGTGGCCCCGGTGCGTCCGATCCGCCGTACTGTTCTGCCTTGTAAATCAGTTCTGCGACGTCGCACACGCAATCTTTTACTTCTTTCGGTGTTTCCATTCTTTTTGCACGATCGAATGTTACTCGGTCAATTTCCTTTTCCGCCTGTTTTTCATAATATCGGAAGGTTGATTCCGGTATATCCGGCTGCCTTCCAAGAAGATAAGACTCTACGTAATATTCATAATCTGCATACTCCATAACGTTTCTCCTATGAAAAATCTACCAGAAGGCTCTCATCCAGTTCCTTGATTCCGTAGATAATATCAAATGAAATTGTATCTTTCTTAGTTTTCATGTCGTAGCCAAAGACTACTCTTACGGCTAGCCCGTTTGCTGAAGCAATATGAGCTTTTGATGCTCCCATTGGAAGTTCCAGCTGTCTTGTTACCAGCGCGAGTCCGTTTCTGTGGAATCCTAACGCATGTGCCTTGCTGATTACTTTTGCTGCGACTTCTGTTACATCTGTCGGAAGGTTCTGATCCACCTTAATTGTTCCTGCTCCTCCAACCAACGTGACATCTTCCTGTACTGTATAGACATACCCGTTCACGATCAGCTGATCTCCTTCGGCAATCTTTCCTGCTGCCGGTTCTCCCGCCGATACCGTGAACTCAGTTGTATCTTTAGTGCCGGTTACCTTATACCCCGTCACTGTTCCCGGTTTTTCGGCTGCGGAATGAGGGCAGTTCTCTGATGAAAACGTGTCACAAGTATACACCCTTCCTACTTCTGCGTCTCTAAGCGCCTGTGAGTCCCCTGCATAGCACTGTTTCGCAAAATTATCCAATGTGTTGTATTTATATTTGATTTCCGCCGGAAGAATCAATCTTCTGTTCTGAATTGGCGCTTTTGACATATCCAGAGCCTTTCCAACTCCCGCAATGTCTGTCAGTGCTGGTTCTGCAGATACCGTTGCTGTCTTCGCAGCCTTTTCAATGCCTACTGCCAACAGGTCCTGATCTACAGCCTGCGCAACAGCCGAAATAGCCGGTGTTACTACCTGCTCAGAGAAATCTTTGATGTCCAGTGTTAACTCTTTTGACGACACATTAACCGTTACATCTCTGAAACGATCCATCTTAACGGTTGTGGATCCTTCTGTAATATCCTGACCATGTGTTTCTCCTACAAAGTTTTTTGCTACAAATTTCGCAGGCTTTCTGATTGTAATCGTATCACCCACTCTGACAAATTCTTTTGAATAGTCTCTATGGACAAGCCCTGCCATAGTTAACTGGCTTTCCAGCACCATCAGGGCCTCCTGTGCAATGATTTTAGGTGTTAAAATTGTATTTGGCATATTTCTTTATCTCCTTCCTATTTTCCCTGTCTGTAATCTTTGTATTCTTCATACGTCATGTCTTCTAAATTCTTTGAAACTCCCGGAACTTTTCCGCCAGTTGGCGCGATTGGATTATTGATTGGTTCGTTTGAACCAAACATATACTCATTGTCCTTTTTGCACGCCTCGATCGCAGCGGTAATATCTTCTGTCTGATTTTTGCTATCTTTCAGTGTCTCTACATCTAAGAGTGCTCTGATTGCTTTCGCATTCTTACCGCCTGCTGCTGAGATAGCATTGTCGATAAGTGTGCCAAACTTCATTTCTGCAATTTTGTTTTCGTAATCCGTTTTCTGAGTTTCCATGTCATCTGTGAGCTGTTTTACTTTCCCCTGAAGTTCTTCTACATCTACACCTTCGAATCCTTTCAGTGTGTCTGTGGCTGTCTGCAGCTGCTCTTCCAGGGTAGTCTTTGCTGTTTCCATTGCGTCGTAATCTTTTTTGCTTACATATTCTCCGGCATTCAGATCTGCGAGCTTAATCTGCTTGTCTTTGTTTTCTGGATTGTCATTGTATGCTTTGATGATTGATGCAAACTCTTCATACTTGTCACCAAAGATTGCTTTTAAAAACTCCATAATTATTTCCTTTCTTTTTGCATAAAAATAAGACGCATAACCCTGCGTCTCAAAGGGAGATATCTGGATCACCGCCTTCCTAGGCAACAATACTCTTGATTCCATAAGCTAATGCGCTGTCATGCTCAATCGCACAACCTCTTGCATCTTCCCATCCCTGCGCAAAATACGCCACATCTGCTCCTGACAGAAGTTCCAGGGATTTTCCAAGGAACCACAGTGGTTTTGCATCTGCGGGTGCTTCCTGGAAGAAGGAATCAATCACTTCTACCGGTTCACCGATCATTTCTTGCGCAAGCTCAATTGCTTTCTTGCGTTCTGCCAGAATTTCTTCATCTGACTTACCTCTCATAGGCTGACTAATAAATAATTTTTTCACCTTTCTCACCTCCTCGCCTTAAAAATGAGTATAAAAATACCACTAATCTCTGATATGCTCACTGATCAGTGGTATTATTTCATCTCTTCAAATTTTACTCCCGGTTTGCATTCCTCTTCATATGGAGCTTCCAGTACTTTATCCGGTACTCCATTCGGGAACGCCTTGCACTTTATTTCTGTTTCAGACTCCATGCAATGCCTACATAATACACATTTGGGAAGTGTGAATCTATTTCCTCCTCCAAGGAAGGATGTACTTTTCAATAAGCTTTCTTGACTCATCTGGTATCTTTTCTCCATTTCTATATCTTACAAATGCCTCTGCCAAGCTCTCTCTTCCATCGCGCTCTTTGTCTGCATATTTAGATATTCCCTTGACAAAGCTCTTATATATTTCATCCGTCAGTTCGTCGTAATCTTTCTTGGTCGCGCAGTTTTGGAATGGAATAATATGTGCCATTTCATGCGCAATGTAATCTTCATAGCTTTTTCCTGCCATGTATCCGGTAGAATACAGTATTTTTATCCTCGACTCGAATTTATTATAATCTATATTATAGTTAAACACAAGTCCGTGCTTCAGCATGCCGTCCTTATCCAGATATGCGCCGCTTACAAACAAATCTCCTCTGCCAAGCCTTCCACCTTCTATTGAATCTAAGTAAATCGTGTACTCTTTATCCAGTTTCTTGATTGCTTGATTTATTTTCTTTTCTACACTCTTATCCAATCCAGCTTTTTCTGCCACTTCTTTCGGAATTGATATTTTCATCGAGCTAAGTATTTTCTTTCCGACTTTTGTTGATATTCTTCCCAGTCCATCCATGTATATTCTGTCTCTTTGTTCCGGTAGCTTCATAGCCTTTGAGAACTTCACGTACTCATCCATGGTCTTTTTGTATCTCGCCTTGGCTCCCATGATCTCCAGCTCGCTTACTCCGCCTTCCTTCATGAGTTTTATGTCTTGGCGGTATACTCTCATCGTCAGCTCTAACTTCCTCTGTCTCTGCAGTGCCTCATATGTTGTATACTCCTTTCCATCGTAACTCGTCTTTTCATTTTCCTCGTCCATCATCTCTTGTAGTTCTTCGTCCGTGTAATTCCGAACTGAAACTCCCGGGATGAACACATCGTACCAATGATAGCAGTTTGCCCCACATAATCCGGTGACGGTACCCAGTCCGCATACACTCTCCAGATCCTTGTACGAATAGACCTTTCCCTGCCATGCCTGATGTTCCGGTCTGGCGCCGATGTGATATGTAACTTCATAGGTATCTGTATCAAGCTCTGCTGCCACCTGTTCATTCATGCGACCGACTATCTGCCGGAACCCTGTCATGAGTGCCGTTCTGCACGCCGAATCCACCCGGTATGTCCTTCCGGAAGCATATTCTACTGTACGCAGACCGCTTCTTGTCATGTCCTTGATGATTCGTTTCAGGACCGTGTCATAGCTGAATGCTCCAGTTGCTACTCCGAGGACCGCTTCATCCAGTGATCTTTGATAGAACTTCGCCGTATCCATGAATTGACGCTTTCCATTTACGTTCTTGGTAAATCCAATGGATCCCGTGATGTTTTGGAATGTGTTCTTCGACTGTTCGATCGCGGCTTTTACTACCGGTTGGATCTCCGGATGCTTTCCGAACGGGGTTTGTTTCTTTCCAATAGCATCAAATGCATCTTCATACTCTTTATAGAGGTTCTCGCTTGTCTGGTTGTAGATCCGGTCAATCTCTTCATCGGAAAACTTCAAATAGCTTTTGATTTCATTTTTCAGGAATTCATCGGAATATCCCATTTTTCTAAGCAGCTGTATCTGGTAGTCTGCAGATGATGTCATCGACTGTTCTATATCCAGATTGCTCTTGATTCTTCGGACGATGTCCAACATGATGTCTATTTCTAGGTTCCGGGCATTTCGTTCTATTTCTCTTGAAAGAGCTTCAATCTCACCTTGTGTCATAGGCTAGTCCTCTATTACATCCGCCTGTTGGACTACCATCTTTTTGGCTGTTTCCTCATCTTCGGCATAATGTTTCATTCGGTATTCCCACAACTGCATGGCTCCAAGGCTTACGTCTGCCCTGTCATTCTGGCGTTCTGTTTCGTCATCCACCAGGATGCTATCCTTAAATGTGCAGTTGAACTCATATCCGCTATGGAGCTTGGCGTTGTAAAAAGCCAATGCATATACGAGATCTTCCAGGCAGTCTTTCAGATTCTCCTGGATAGCTGACACCATGTTATATTTGCGTTTCTTGGCGATCTTGACTTCTGTTGCCGTCTTGTCTACGTCCGTTACGTCAGAGAGATCTCCATAGCTTAGGGATACATTGAACTCCAGCTGCCTCAAAAACTGGTTCAAGCCATTGATGATGCTGATATCTCGGAACTCTGGCGACCATTCTTTGTACAGATCGCCATCGTCTCCGGCATCCAGATTCAGTCCTCTGTACAGACGCTTGTCCAGTTTTGGCGTTTCCAGTCTCCCCTCTTCTCCTACTATCGGTTGAAGAGCTGCGGTGGATACATTAATTGCCCTTTCACCAGATTCGAACTCCCACTTTAGCCTTGCATTCTGAACGTCTACGCTCTCCAGCTGATCTATTCCACTTTCGAATATCGATACTCCGCACGGGCTTCTATCGATTTCATTCTTGATCGGGTTTCTGTAGTAACCAAAATCCGGCTTTTCCAGTCCAGCATAGGATATGGTCGCTGGGAGATTTTTCCATGAATCTACTGAGCTCAACGGGATTTCTCTTCCGATATCATCCTCCGATTTTGATATGTACGCATTATTTGTAATTGTAAGGATGTTATCTCTCAAAGAGTGTCTCTCCAGGCGATGGTAGTAATCTTCTCCCCGTTTCTGGTTTTCGACAAACACAACGTCAATCAGTCGTCCTCTTTCGTCGTAGGCAATCGGTACAAACCGATCTGCGGTAACATATTCTACTTTATCTCCGCCCAGCGGCTTAATGATCATCGCCCCAAGTGCAAGCCCTGACTGCAGGTTCTCATTCAAATCTCGTGTTGCCATCTTGTATATCTGATCCAGTTCTTCCACGGAAATATTCGATTCCATTTCATCCAGGCAGATATTGGCGAACTCGGTGCAGATGCCTTGTTCCTTTCTAAGAGATTTTACATAGCCTTTGCACCAGGGTGCCATTCCGCTGTACATTCGCTGCCATAGCTCTATCCTTGTCTGCATCATACTTGATATACATGTTTCTATTTTCAGTGCCTGCTCTACATTTTTTGCCGGGAACATTCTGTTTATCACTCCCTTCACGAAGGCTTTTATTCCATCCAGCATTATTCTCCCCTCCGTTTCCATATTCTTTCTGTTGCATATCTTACAGCATCTATCATGTGGTCATTCCCATCCGGATATCCGGTGATGATATTTCCTTCTTTATCCCTTTCGTACTCATAATCCATGAACTCCTGTGCAGCTACCGGGCATCTTACATTGTCGATTATGATTTCTCTTAATGACTGCAGCCATTTATATGAGTACTCTCTGCTTCCAGGACCTTTTTCTGCTGCTCTGGCAAGCAAGCCGTAGCTTTTGTAGTCTCCTATCGACTTCTTTTCTGCACTATCGCAGGTAAGCAGATCGTTGCCTGTGATTCCCATCCTGATCAGCTCGTCTGCCGTCTGTCTGTTGCTTCTCTTATTGCATGTGTATTCCTGCCATACGTACAATCTTAACCTCGCTCTGTCGTAATGAACTCTTGCAAATGCATACGGATCCGGGAACCATCCCCAGTCAATGCCATTTAACACATGGTCGAATCCCGATATCTCGTCATCCGTTATTTCTCTGATCGTGATGTTGTCAAATACACTTCCTCCTGATCCATTGGCCACTCCTAAGTATTCATTCTCATACGCATCTGGGTTAGTTTCCTTTAAGAATTCTGCCTCTTCGATAAATGTTTTTCCGAGCCACTTCTTTGGTATGTCCAGATATGTGCTTTCCGTAACCAGTCTGGTTTCTTTCGGGATCTTGATGTATTTGTTGGCCCAGTTGTTCAGGCTCTTTGGTGGGTTGAATGTTTTGAAGATGTATGCAGTATCTCCGCCTCGGATTACAGACTGTTCAATCTTTCTAACCGCCTCCGGTCCCATGAACTGATCCAACTCTTCAAACCATAAGACTCCGATATATCCGAATGGAACCTTGATCGATTTTACCTTTCCCGGATCATCTGCTCCTCTGAAATAAATCTTTTGCCCAGTGCTTTTTCTCGTAATCTCCAGTGGTGATACGGTACACTCGAACTCATCTTCCAGTCCCAGAGCTTCTATCGCCCATCTTGCTTGCTGATAGATGGAACTTCGCATCGTATCTCCTACCTGACGCATGATCACCGCATGTATCTGATCATTACTCCTCAAAATGTCTCCTACAGCCAGGCTTACAAAGGATGATTTGGTACTGCCTCGGCCACCTGGGAAAACATATTCTGTGTGGCGCTTCTCCTTTATATCAAAAAGCACCGGGGCAAATACCGGAGCAACCATTGTTGCCGGAATGCCTTTGTATTCTTTTTCCGGAACGGGTTCCGGCTGCATCCTTTGGATGTCCGCCCGTGTCTTTTCAATCTTGGCGCGTTGCTCTTCCGTTGCGAGATTCATGTGATCTGCAAGCCACTGCAGGGCCTTCATCCGATCAGCCAGTTTAATGCCGGCTCCGTCTTTTCCCTGCTTCACCTCTGTCAAGATTGTTCCATCCACATCCAGAGAGTCTTTAAATTTCGCAGTGTTGACTATTCTTGTCAGTGTTTCTTCTTCTCCAGTCTCTTCATTTTTCACCTTGACCGGCCCGTACACTGCCATCACAGGGACTTCTTCTGTACCAAATTCCATGTAATCAGTGATATCTGCGAAGGCTATGTCTATGTATTTTTGAAAAATATCAGCTTCTGATATTAGTTCTCTGTTCAGCCTGTTCTGCTTTAGGCACTGGATTTCTTCTTTTACCCTAGCATTTCCTAGCATACGAGGTCCATTTACAGTGGCCGTTTCATAACTGCATTCATATGCTTTTTGATATGCTTTTGTGGCATTGAAGCATTTGACGTATAAAGCGCAAAAAAGCCTTTGCTTATCGTTTAAATCAGGATTTTCAATTATCTGATCTATCACTTCTGCATTGGCTTTCTTTTTGTTTTCACTTTTTCGTTTGGAACGTTCCATATTTTTTCGGAGCGTTCCATTCATTTTTTCATCCCATTTATCTTTCGATTTCCATCCCCGGACAGTTCCTGCTGCCAGATTTAGTTGACTTGCAATCTCAACTAAATCAATCTCTCCCTTATGCTTTTTATATATTTCAAACGCTTTCTCCCTATTTGGATTTCGTGCCTTTGGCATTTCACCACCTTCAATTCTGATTTTATAATAAAAGACGGCCTCAGTCTTTAACTGCTGCCGCCCTTAGGGTGAGTATGTCCTTTTCAAATTTTGGACGCTACCACTATAACACACTTTTATGTGCCATGAGTGGTGATGTTTTATAAATTTTATATTTTTTTTGACATCAGCCAGTAAAATTTCCTCCTTGCTCTATAGTATTTCTGATCGCCGCACGGGAGTCCTTTGGCGTCCCGGAGATATATATATGTCGCATAATCTGTGGTAACCCCTTCTAATAGCCACTGATAAATGTCCGCATCTGCTTCTATCGTCGTCTGCTCAATTCGTTCACATTTTTCCAACAGCTCCGCGCGCTTGATAGCCAGGCGTTCTGTTGCTGACGCCTGGCTTGGACTCCCCTTCCCCTCTTGGCCATATTGTATTGCTTTCACAGTATCTGTCATATTTTCAAGTTCTTCCCGCCATTCCGGATATTGCAGGCAATGATGGATAACTTCCAGATACCTGTGTTTGCTGATTCCATATTTGTCTTTATTGATCGGTCTTCTCTTCAACTCTATACTTCCTCCCCGTCCGTCTGTCCTTGATTGTTATAATGTCAAACCCGAACAGGCTTGCTATGTCCTGCAGATCGGTCAGTGCCCTGCGCATATGGTAGGGCATCTGGTTGTACCTGCGCACTGCTTTTTCCGCCGTCGGATCCTGGTAGCCTTCATGGTTCATAGTTCTCCTTTCTGTGCGATGTCGCACAATGAATTTTCTTAAGTGCTTTATTGTTTTCTCGGTTTGTCCGTTATGTATGTCCTTTCGGTTGTTGCCATATCGCAATTAATATATTTTTCGATCTCTTCTTTGCATTGTTTACAGTATTCTTTTTGACATCCTGCCTTTAGCATCGTCTGACTTAAATTCTGCGCCAGGCTGTCTGCCGTTCCAATCGGCCCATCATTGTGACCATATATATCAATTGTGTACCAGGTCTTTCCTGTCGGTCTTTTGCATCTGTCGCATATGTGCTCTGTCATAGTTCCTCCTACCATAATGCTTTCTTGCGTTTTCTCCCCTTTGCAAATACTGTGCATTCTTCCGGCTTGCAGCCTCTACTGTGTCCTGTAACTGCAATATAATTGCAACGTCCCAGCCCGGTTCTTCCTGATCTGTAGACACATTTCTTGCACAGGTGTCTATCTTCGTTTGGTGCCATCTTTGTGCCCCTAACTTTTTTTGTCACAGCCTCTCCTTTCTCCTCCGACTGCTGCCATCCGGCTTTTGCCGGAGGGAATTCTATATCGTCCGGTTGCGTGTGATACAATACCCGGTTGGTGCTATTCTTTGTATTTTTCTTCTATCTTCCGGAGCTGCTCTACGTGCCACAGTACTCTCTTCTTATCCCACCATTTTTCTATCTCCTTTGCTGCGTGTAAAACACGCGGAAAAATCACAGGATGCAGGAATGCTGTTAGCCATATCACGATGATCATGTTTCGTGTCATCTGCCTGCTCCTTTCATGAATTGGTTGTACATCTGTTTCTTCCATCCTTCTTTTGGTGGCGCCGTTCCACGGTTATGGTCACTTAAGGTTCTTATCAGGTCTTCGAATTCTGCTGCCGCCTGTTCTGAAAGTTCTTCCTTCAGGTTGACATTGCTCATCCAGCTGAATCCGTATTTTTTAAGAATATCTTTTCTTGTCATTTCCCGCCTCTTTCTTACTTCAATAATTCCTTGTCTATTATCTGGAAGTTGGCTCTGTGAATATATAATGCCTTGCCGTCTATCATTAATTTGGTCATCTTTGGAAGATCTTGCGGAATTTTCCAATATACCTTATCTCCTGAATATGCTGTGATCGGCTGACCTAATTGCGACTTGATTACTACTACCCTTGATTTTCCAAAAGAGTTTTTATATTTATTAACGATTCCAGCTATGATCGTATTGTCTGTTATTGCTCCGGTTGACTGGCTTTGGATATCTTCTTGTGTAAAGTTCACCTCTGCATTTAATCCATTTTGTTCAAATATGCAGGTGTCTCCACAGCTTTGTATTTCTTTGCCGTCAATGTTAATCGTGACCACAGATGATAACTCATATCCGGTTATTACAGATCCATCGCTATCATACGATGTTGTTTCCACTCTATTCCCTTCGATATTGATCTTTTCTCCCTGTGTCGTCATTATCTTATTTCCGTAATTATCGTAGGTGTTGATTGTGTATGTATTTCCTGTCAAATCCCCCTGCAGGTCATTTAGTGCTGAACCAAGTTCTGCGCATCCTGTCAGGCACACTATTAGCACTATGCATGCTATTAATCCTGTTATCTTTCGTCTTTTCATTTTTTCTTTCTCCTCTCCTCTGTTTCCCATTTACACATATTCCACCACTCACAGAATAAGCAGCATCCCAGGCACCGGTTTGTGCTTACCATTATGAACCAGTGTTTTAATTTTTCTTTTATCTCCATGTCATTCACCTCTTCTTATGCATCTCAGAAGATCTTCTACGCCTTGTTCATAGCCCTCTTTATACTTCTGTGCTTTTTCAAGCTCTCTGCTGCATTTGACACTCGCTTCATGCTGCAGTCTGTTGGCTGCTTCTTCTATCTGGTCATATTCTCGTTTGTCCATCTCTGTTCCTCTCCTCTTATGTGTGCAAAAACGTATCAAAATCCAATTCATGTTCTCTAATTCTTTCTTTTTCGAACGGATAGCTTCCGTTCATCATTGCTTTTACATCTTGCAATTCCGCTATTAACGCATCTATGCTTTCTGTTCTTGTAAATGTCATGATAACTTCTGCCTGATCTGTATTCCAACCATCCTCAACCGGAACTCTTTCACCTATTTCATGTGGTTTTTGCGTGATACAACACAATGCTCCTATGTCACTGCTTAATGCTCCCGTCATTCTGATGTCGCCTGTTCCAAATTCCATCTTTGCTTTTCCTTTTATCATTTTTTTCAAACCCCATTCCGATTTATAATCTCAATCGCTCTATCTAATGTGTCTCCAACGTTTTTGTAGATAGCATCTAGTCTCTCATCTCCTGTATTGGCTATTGTTAAGTAATATGCCAGTTTCAGGTCTTTCAGCTCTTCTGCGGCTTTTTCAGTATCGCGTACTGTAGGCTGGCGATCTATCAATTCGTGTACAGCGTTCACCATGCTTGGTGGATAATCACCCAGCACAGTCATTCCGGCAATCTGCACTTTGAATTCGTCTGCATCAATCAATCTCATTCTTGCCACACCTTTTATCATCAAATATGTTCTTAATCACTTCAAACCTATAAAACTTTGTATCGCCTTCCCTTAATATTCTTGGGCATTTGCAACGTCCCTCTTCCATAGCTCCCAATGGATATCGGACGCAGTGCCAGCCTGTAACTTCTTCAATGACGGGGCAAAAGAGCGGGCGTGTAACAAGATTGAATTTTCCGAATACAACTTCCATCAGTTCTCCTGGATTTCCATCGCACATGAGAATGTCGTGTTCCCATATTTTCTTGCCTTTCCAATCTTCCATTCCCGTCCAGATACATACCGTAATTGGATCCACCTCATGCATCTCAAGGCCATCTGGTGACGGACTTGCGATGTATGATCCAACCGGTATAATATCTTTTCTCCAACTTTCTTCATAGTGGCGAGTTTTGTCCGGCATGTTGAAATAGAATCCTTCTACCCACGTGTCTTTATCTTTACATTTTGCTTTAAATAGAATATCTGTAACTATCATTCCTCTTTCTCAACTCCTTGTATAATAATCTTTCCACACCTGGCCATTCTTAGGTCTCGTTCAAATGTAGGACTGTGTCGCAGCCCTAAAAGCACCATAATCTTGTATACCCTTCCGTCTAAACACCTTTTATACCAATCTTTCCAGACATTGAATCGCAATTTCAAAATATCAGCTCCTTTCCAGATAGTTCCGTCCTATTAATCTTTCGAACTCTTCCCGTGTATGAGTTTCTTCGTATTTGGCTTGAAAGATCCTGCATAGCAGTTCCCTAGTCTCTCTACAGTTATGTACTGCCCTCGGTCCGTCTTTGTGATGAGCCGGACACAGATAGGCTTTGAAGCCATTCTCTTCGCTTACCTGTCTTAATCCGCCACCGTAGAATACATGGTGCTCTTCTGTGTACTGCTGCCGGCGGATGCCTTCCATTCTGCATAGAAAGCATTCACCTTTCACTGTGTCCACGATCGGAGCTGGGTGGTGTTTCCTTTTTTTCTTCCTGGTTGGTTTCGGGAACATTAATTCACACATTCTATTTCGTTTCCCTCCCAATCTACCTCAGCACCTAAGAATTCCTTCCAGAAGTCTTCCTTGGTCAATACTGCGTAGCTCATTCCGGTCATTTTTCGGATTGTGCGTTCCATCGTTTTGGCCATATAGACTGCTGCCAGCTCTTCCGGAAGATTGGCCATGTAGTAATGTCTGGTCTTATATGCCTTTGGTGGCTGTTCTATCTCTTCTGGTGGATTCATATCCGGTGGACAATATTCCGGAAAATCTTTCGTCAATTCTGTCTGTCCCGGAATCTGAGTTTCATCAGTATTTTCCTGTTGAAACTCGGGTTTTACTTCCGGAGTTTCTTCTGTCTTTTCCTTTTCTTTTTCTTCTGCTTCTGCAGGTACTGTAGTGGTGTCAGGTGTCTCAGTTTGTTTTTCTTCATCTTTTGTAAGTATTTCCTCACTTTTTGTCGGTGGATCCGGCTGTTTCGCTTCCGAGCGTTCCGTTTTTGGTACTGGGCGTTCCGTTTTTGGTGCTGGACGTTCCGTTTTTATAGGTTTCCGTTCTGGTTTCTTTGCTTTTACCACCTTGGATTCTTTTCTCTTTTTCGGTTGCACCGGTGCAATTTCTTCTTTTTTCGGGAATTCTTCTCCATACACCTCTTCCCAGGTCTTTTCCGCATCTTCGCCGTCTGTGATCATTGTGCAGTAGCTCAATGCATCGTCCCAGGAATAGAACTCTTTATCTCCCGACCGGACCATATGTAATGTAATATCTTTGGATTCGTGCATATAGATCATGATTCGGCCAATTCCCTGAATACGGGTGCTGTAGATCTTATCTCCATCCGGTGCAAGCACTTCCTGCAGATATTTGATCCCGCAGGTTGTCCGTACTGTTTCGTGCATGGTTTTATATAATTCCGGTTCATCATGGAATATCTGGTGCAATGCTTTCTCCAGGTTGCCGAGGTCTTTCTGTTCTTCCTTCTGTCCTTCCAGGATTACTTCGATATCTGTGATTTTCTCTTCCTCTTCGATTTCCTCTTTTACTGCCTGAATCTCTGTTTTGCTGTATGCAGGTGTCAATTCTTCTACTACTTCTTCCGGAAGTGTCAACATTAACGCAAGTTTCGCATAACCGAACCCCTGATACTGGTCCTGCAGTTTCGGTGAATAGCTACCTTCTGAAAATTTATCGTTGACTCTTATATACCTCGATACCTGTGAGGCATCCAGTTTGTATTCGCCCCAGGCAAATTCATTCACATTGTTGTATCCGGAACCTTGCAGAATGTCTGTATCTCTTGCCTGTTTCAGCAGATAGCCGGTGAGGACAAAGTCCTCCACCGTTCTGTTTAATACTCTGTTTACTGCCTGTTTAAACTCTTCATACCCGTTGTAATTTATAAGCTCGTCCATCTTATACCGCCTTTTCTAATAATTCTTCGATCTCTTCTGCGTCCATGAAGTCTTCTGCCAGTCCCTGCAGGACTCTTGTATTATTCTTCGCTTTCAGGTCTTCAATGTTTGCATTCCGCTTTTCTTTGCTGATCTTAGCCAGCTCCTTATCTGCTTTTGTCAATCGTTTCTTTAGAACCCTCTGCCATTCCTTCAGGAAATCTCTGATCTGTTCGATACCTGGTTCTTCGTCCATGTAACTCCTGTGCTGTCTGATCGTTCCGGATGGTTCTACCTCAATCGTGTAGAACGGCACGCCTTCCTGTTCTTTTCTTCTCAAGAAGCAGATATAGGTTTCTCTTGTTTCAATTCGGTCAAAATACCGTTCACTGCTGCCGGCGCAATGATGCAGGGCACGTCCTTCTTTTACGATATCTACCAGTGATTCCGGTACGATGATCTTGTATTCTTCATTTTCGTACTCATAGCGCTCTTTGATCTCGTGTAAGGTCTTCTCAGCCGTTGGGTACTTCTCGCGCATTTCCTGAGCATATTGCTCTCTTTCTTTCTGGCTTGCCATCATTTCTTTCAGAATATCCATTTGCTGTTTATTGATCACAATTTCATCGTGCCGTCTTTTCAGCTCTCTCGGTCGATATGTAAGCTCGTCCTTCATATTCTTTTTGCATGCTTTACACATGCTTAGATAGTCATTGTACTGTTCCAGGACAGCTTCTTCCGTGAATCCCGGATACTGTTCTTTTTGCTGCCGGCGGATGTAATTCATCAGCTGTGTAGTGCTCAGATACTTTCCGGCATGATATCTAATATTTTCCGGTCCAAGTCCGCATCTTAGCAGCCATCTAAGGGTTTCTGTCGGTATCTTTTCTCCTGTCTCGTCTGAATATTGCATCCATCTGACCATTTCATTCCCGCCATTTTCATCACGGATCCGGTTAATTTTCTGTCGGTCGTTGATGTAGAACATTTTGTTTATGCTCTTTGCTCTTATGTCTAATGGTCCGTAGTATGCCACGTTCCATCCCGGATATTCTGTACATGCAACAGTTTCTCTCAGTAGATTCCGGAATCGTCCTTTGGCCAGATATTCTATCTTTTCTGCGTAACCTTTTACCTGGTATACTCCGGATAGCAGACGGTTGTAGTTTAATTTCCAACCGGCTGCTGCCAGGAATTCCACGATCCTTGTGCCATCTTCATAAGCGGTGTTCTTCAGCGTTCCCTTGTAATCTCCAGGATACATATAGCCATCCCGTGCCCGGTAATTCAGGTTGTTGCTTTTATGCCATCCTTCCCATGGGATATTGTAAAAAATCTTGTAATTGTATCTATTGCTCTTAAAGAGGTCCTGTTTGTATATCACAATGCGTATTTCTTCATCAATTTCTATCCGATGCCTTCCGGAATCCCATTCGATATCTACACGGAAGATTCTTAATACACTTGCTGTTTCGTCGATCTTATCAAGTTTATATAAGCTCTCAGGGGGGGCTGTGATATGATCTGTTCTCGTTTTTACCTGAACGAGTTTCCCGCAAGACGGGCATCGCACCATATCATTATGTGTCGCTTTCTTTTTACCCCGATGTATCGGCGTCAACTCAGATCTGTCAAATGATTCTCCACAATTTGTGCAGCTGAAGTTCTCTGTTCCTTTTTCTTTAAACATATAATCCTCGCCAGCTGTTTTTTCAAAGAACCATTCATCTGCATCTTTCGGAAGCTTCGGTGCTTTGATCATGAAATTATTTATCTTCGCTCTTCTGTTATGTTCTGCAGTCTGCCGAATGTCATAATCGTAACTGTATTCCATGTGATCTATCCGACTCCATACATCGTTTGCGCAATATTTATCCTGTGTTATATCCAAGAGTCTCTTTCTATCTTCCTCTGAATCAATCTTTGGATACTTATAATCATGTTTCATCCATACCCATTCGTACCAGTTTCCTTCTATTGCTGTTATGAGTTTTCCTTTCTTCCAGCCGTTCTTTTCTGTCCAATATTCGTGTTCTCCTGTTTTGCAGTTGATGCAGTATCTTACGGCCAGAACCTTGTCGTTGAATACATTAATGATTGCAATATCGTCTAATGTCTGGACTGTCGCGATATGCCCTTTTTTCCTGGTCTTTGCTGGTTCTATCTTCTCAATTGCTTTCCGTTTCATCTTACACCTCCACGAGTTCCCGGTTGGCTGTGATCGTATATTTTACTCCCGGTTCTATTCCAGCTTGTCCTACTATGCCAACCTTGGCCGCTATAATGTTTCCTTCGCTCTCAAGGATCCATCCGACCGCCGTTCCCTCAATCCCGTATACGATCGGTCTTTCTCCTCTTGCTATTGCAAGCAGTGTACCGGTTTTTGTATATGCAGCATCGTTCGTGATCATCACTCCGCCCACCGTACTGATCCATTTTCTTTGCGGGTGCTCGACCATGTACATCATGGTGTGGCCGGCGATATCCAGCAGATCCAGTTCTTTGATCAGCGTCAATTCCGTGGATACTACCATGGAACAGCCGTCTTCTTCATCGATACTTCCTCCTGATTCGCACAAGAAGAACCGGCTTTTATCGTTCAGCCCGTACCACATCATGCAGTCCGGGAGATATTCTGCAGCATGGAAGCCTGTACTTCTGGTTTTACTTTTCTCTTCCCTGTATGTTTTTCCAGGCTCGTATTGGAAGATTCCGTTCCCGTAGGTTGCTTTCAGATCTTCCGTGAATCCTTTGTATGTTCTCATTTTTCTTCACCCTTATAATATTTTTCTGCAATTTTTCTAATCTGTGCTTTTCCAGGAATTCCAAGATAGATGGGTGGTTTTAAGCCTGCTGCCCGTACGATTCTATCATCCAGTTGTGCTTTCGTTTCAAACGATACTTTTAATATCTGTGCCATACATTTTTCAAGACTTTTTCCTTTCTTACGTACAGCTTGCGCCATCTGGTCATCTTCTTCGCACATCTGGATCATGAAGTTTTTCCAGTCTTCCATCATGTTTTTGAGTCCTAAATCTTTCGATTCCATTTCCAATTTCCCGATCGCTGCCAGTAATGGAGTAGTCAGAGAATCTATTGCACCGGTGCAAAAATCCTCTGCGTCCTCCGGATCTAAGCCATTTTCTTCTGCTATTGTCTTGACAGCGTCCAAATCTCCTTCTTTTAACTGTGCTGCTGCCGCCCTGTTGATTTCCTCAGCAGAGTCAAATTCTCCAAATTTATCAAACATCTATGTATCCTCCATCATTTTTCTAATTTCATCACTGTATGTGTGCCGCCCTCTCTCTGTTTTGATCAGATGCCCTTGCATCTTTTTCCAGAGTATCTGCCAGCCTTCCGCTACAGGTTTCTCTTTTGCGGTCTTGAATCCGTTTCCGGCCCATCCAGGTAAGAAGATATCTATAATATTTACTACATAAGTATCTTCGCAGTGGATATGAACCTCACAAGACTGATTTAGGCGGCTTAGTGCTTCTGTGATTGCCTTTACTTCTGTTTCGTGTCGTGTACTTTTCATTTGGCCGGTATCCTGGATTTTTCCTATTCCTCCGGACTTCTTGGCACACGTACATACAAATCCGTATTTTCCCATGGTTTTACTGTTGGAACTGGATTTTACAGCTATGTAAATATCTACTCTAAACATGTTCTTTCATTGCCTCTTTGATATTCTGCAGTGTTTGGTTCGACTCTTTCATCTCCAGTGTTGCTCTCTTCACGGATCCAATCAGCAGTTCCGGAATAGTGGCTGGTAGAAGTTCTTCTCCATAGAGTTCTTCCATTAACTGGTTGTACTGTTCGTATTCTTTTTTTAACTCACTGCAGGCTCTCCGTAGTACAATCTGTTCTGCTCCTTTTTTGGTATTCAATATTTTATCGATCTGGTCTTGCCTTTTTGCTATCTCGCCATCGATCGCACACCAGATCAGTGCTGCTCTGTCCGGTATAATCTTATGTACGCCCGGATAGTATTCTCTCAAAGTTTCATTTAACTCTTCTGATACTTTCACAAGTTCAGTCAGCTTGTTTTCGCTTGCTCCATCTAATATCAACATCTTTTAAATCCTCCTATCCAATTTAATCATTGTGTAATACCGGTATTTGTATCCAGTGAATTTATTTATTCCTTCATAGTAAGTATCTTTATCCAGGTAATAACCTTTCCTGTCTTTTACCTCACGCCACTGTACAAAGCGTTCTTCTTTTGGCTCCTTTAGAGGCATGTTCCGGGACGCATGGTAGCTTGTTTCTCTCAAGTGTTCACCGTAGCGTTCGCACGTCTCTGGCGTTTTCGTGATGTATCCGGCCAGATCTTTGAAGTCGCCCGCCTCGTGCAGATGCTTAAAGGTCACGGCTCCGTGCTCCCAAGCGTCTTTTATGAATACGTCTGCATCCGCTATCCGGTTTATGACTATATGTACATGCCATGCTCCTTTGGTCCCTACTTCGATATTCGCCATCCACCGCATAGTTTGTCCGGCTTTTTTGTATTTCTCCCTTACCCGGCGCATTGCCTTCGACAGATCTTTCTTTGCTGTATCCATATCCGGTGGACGTTCATTCTTTTTATATGTCAGTAGGACCATGTAATCATTCTTCTTGAACCAGGTCTTTAACTTATGCCTTACTTTTCTTTCCCGGTTCCATTGATTCCGGTAACGGATCGCTTCTTCCGTTAACTTCCTCTTCTTTCCTCTTTTCTTTCCAGGTGCTCCATACTTGCCATCCAGATATTCATATACCTCTATGGAATTTTTGAATGTGTATATAATCCTCTTGTATCTCTTTACCATCCACCTGTATGTCCTATCTTTAATATTCTTAACAAGTGATAAAAGCGGGCGGAAATGCCCGTATTTCTTGACTTTTTCGCCCGCCGATGGTATTATAATTTTGACTTATATTTTCGGTAGGCGAAGAAGTCTTGAGGTACATCATCCGCATAATGATGTGCCTTATTTTTTTACTCACTTGTATCATGTTTGCTCGCTCCCTTAAGTTATAGCGTAGAAATTAGCCACGCAGGCGGCCAGCGCTACAATTAACAGCAGCTCCACAATGATCGTCATTCTCCATATCCATGTTTTCAGGGATTCACATTCATCTTCCAGACGCTTGATCTGTAGTTTTGCATATATCGGTGTTTCCGGTTTTAATTTCATCACAGCACACTCACTCCCTTATTAAGATCTACAAATATATAGGCTCCGGCCGCTTTCATGTCAAACGGCGGTACATATTTTTTCAGGTTCTTATCTTCCAGACGTGTGTGGTACTTTTCATAGTCTGCATATACAGCCACGCTTACCAGGTTGTCCAGTACCGCGTACTGGTTGTATCTTTCACCGATCAGGGCTTCAATACCTTTAACTCTCCGGTAAACCGTCTGAGTCGTTACCCCGAAGAGAGCTGCAAGGTTCTTTCTGTTTGCATACATGTTTTATCACTCCTTTATGCTGGTTCTTTTTCCTGTTTATCCATGTCCGCTCTGATCTTCAGGATCTCCATGTTGCTCTTCGCGATCATGAACGCCTGTGGATCATGTGTTGCCAGATGTTTGGCTGTTTCTACCATTTCAGCGATTTCTTTCTTTTCTTTTTCACTCATTGCTTTTCTCACCTCGCATTCTTTCATTGATTTTCTTTTTCTGCTCCCTTATACTTTTATGTACAGGTACTTTCATGCCGAGTAATTTGTAAGGGATTTCACGATATGTTAAAAATAATATTGATCGTTTTAGCAGTCTTGTACGTCGTTAAAATGTTTTCTGTAATCAATAAAATTTTCCAAGCAACTTCTTGTATACGAAAGCTCCAGAAATTTTTATCCTCCACTTCCCCATCCTGCTATTCGCTTCGGGGAAATCGCTATCAGCGATATTTGAAAGTCGTACTACGCATTTACCCTCGGATATGCAAGTTATATCCTTGGTCTTCATCTCAGCTTTCTTATGGTAAAACCGACTGCGAAAACTACTTTGCTTCCAGAGACCTGTGTAATCAGCTTCGTATGAAGAGAAATTTTTTAGCACAGGAATTAATTGATTCACTAAATCCAGTTAGTGTTTTTAAATTCTTGCTATCATTTCCAAGCGCTTTATTAGGCGCCATTGGTATAAATACCAAGCCTTCGTCTAAAAAAATTCTAAACCTCATTGGTTGGATTATTGCTTTCCTGCTGGATGCATACAAGCCTGAAATCAAATCTGTGATTAACTACCTTTTATCATTTCTGTAACACACAAAAACAGCAGCATATAAAAGCAGCAGCGTTCATATCGATCTAAGTTCAAGCTTAAAATTTTTGAGAAAATTTCATTTAATATCAGCGTAGCAATAACAGCTACTGGCATAGCTTTGTTATTTTTATTTTTCATAGCCATCACCCTTCCTTTCCAACCTGCCATCATCAGACACCGGGTGGTCATTCCCAGTGTGACGGCCATCGCTGGCCGTTTCGGCTTTTTATTCGGACTCTATTCCTTCCAGTTCTTTTCTACGTTCTTCCTTATTTTTTTGGATTTAACATATCGGAATCACTTGTTGAAATTACTACAAATGCTTCTATAAGGAAGGCCCTTATAGAAGCTCTTTCTTTTTTCCTGGCTTTCCTTAATCTAATTGTCTCATCTTGCATAGCCTGGCATAAAAATGACAGTGCTACTTCTTTTGTGTAGTTCATAGTGATACTTTCTTTATTCATATTCTCGCCCCGTTTCTTTATTGACTTTTTATGTTTGCTCTCCTATTCTGTTGATACAGGCTTCTGTCTAGGCCAAGTATTCAAAAAGGAGGAATTTGTTTTGACTGATTTAGAAAAACAATTTCTTGACTGTTGCACTAAATATTATTCAGATCGCTCTATTATTGGCAGTGATGACCTGCTTAAATATATAGACGTTCCTTTGATTTCCTTACAGCGTTGCGCTGAACGTTTGGAGCAACATGGTTATATAAAAAATCTCCACATTCAGCATCGCCTCCGTTTTAATTTCCAGCTTACTTACGAAGGAACCGTCCGTCGCGAAATGTGCTTAGAGCATATAAAAGACTTTTTGCTAAAATCTCTCTTTGTTCCCGTGGTTGTATCAGTCATCTCTTCTTTAATTGTCGCTTCGGTAGGTTACCTTTGGAGCATGCGTAGTATTAAAGAGAACAGCCAGAGCCCTATTGCTGAACCAGCCAACGAGCTTAATATTGATACTAATGGTCTGAACCACCAGTGATCGTCATCCATATCAAGTACCCAGTCCCAAAAGCTCGCCGGGCGATCGTATTTCCACCAGTTTTGTAATTTTTTCCACATCTTTCCTCACCTCATATTACATTGGTTTGTTGATATACTGCAATTATATGTTGAATATCATCTATTGTCAAGAGTTTTTGTTGATTATCAACATTTTGTATTGAATTGTGCTTTTCGTTGTGCTATGATGAACCCAGAACGAAAGGAGGTGCACTGATGAATGAGCGTATCAAGGCCCTAAGAAAGGAGCTGAATCTTACACAGCAAGAATTTGCTGACAGATTAGGAACATCTCGTGGAAACATTGGTTCATATGAAGTCGGAAAAAGTGCTCCTAGTGATGCAGTAATCTCTCTCATATGTAAAACTTTTCGTGTCAATGAGGACTGGCTCCGAAACGGAGGAGATAGCAATAAGATGTTTATTGAGCTTTCGCCAATGCAAGAAGTTGGTTATTATGTTGAAGATCTGTTGGAATATGATGGAAATGGGAACGCATTCTACGATGCGATCATCGAAATGATGAAGACCTATCATTCTCTTGACGATAAATCTAAGACTGTGATACGTGAGTATTTCAAGAACGTAGCAGATGGTATAAAGAATAAAGAGGAAAAGGCTTAAAGCCTCCCCCTCTTTTCTAAATACCTGTATAGGATAGCGTAGAGTTGCTGGATTATTTTGTGATCAGAATCATCCAGTTTTGATAATAAGATTTTTAATTCTTTCATATGTATCGCACCTCCGCTCTGTGAACATTTGTTCGAATTGTTCTGAATTAATAATACAACTTATGCATTTTAAAATCAATATGTTATTCGAACATTCGTTCTTATTGTAAGAATCTTATTGTCCTTCTACATATAAAACACCTACAAATTATAAAACTGGCGCGTTTTTGAAATTTGTCCGAGTTCTCGGACACTTATTTATAATCTGATTCGAACAGGTCGGTGATGTGGACTTTTAGTCCCTTTGCCAATAGCTCCATGGTATCCAATCGTGGTATTCGCCCTCTGGACACAATGTCCGACACGGTTGATTTCGGGACGCCTGTGAGAATAGATACTTGGCGGATTGTTAAGTTTTTCTTATCCATTAGTTCGTCGAGTAATATTTTCATACATTAAGTATGTGTATTTCCGTCATTGTTATACTTGTAATTTTATGTAATAAAAATGAAGGTAGAAAAAAATTATGAATACTGAAGAAAAAGAAATACAAAATGTAACATCTGATTCCGAAGACCAAGGTACTTCAACACCTGTACCATCATCGAAGAAAAAACGTAATATACCAGCTATTGTAGCTAGTGTTATCGCTTTTCTTGCTATAGTCAGTTCTATAAGCAAGCCTTCACCAGATTCATACCAGGCACTCCAGGAAAAATATAATAAATTAAAGAAAGACTATAAGAGTCAAGAGGAAAGTCTTGAACTTGTTACCAATCAATACGATTCCTATAAAAACCAGATGAGCGCCTTTGATGATCTGAGTGATGAAGAAATCGACGCACTCGTCTCTAAAGCAGATGAGATTCTTGCCGAAAAGCAAGCTAAGGAGGATGAAGCTAAGAAAGCTCAGGAAGAGGCCGCAAAGGCTGAGGCTGAAAAACAACAAAAATTAAATTCTGCCTCCACTTCTCAGAAAAATGCTCTGGCAAAGGCTAAAGACTACCTTGGGTACACGGCATTCTCTTACAAGGGCCTAATTGAGCAATTGGAGTACGAAGGTTTTTCCTCTGAAGATGCTACCTACGGCGCTGATAACTGTGGGGCTGATTGGGCCGCTCAGGCTGATAAGAAAGCAGCGGATTATATGGGATACTCTTCGTTCTCGAGAGCAAGCTTAATCGAGCAGCTGGAATATGAAGGGTTTACACAGGAGCAGGCCGAACACGGCGCATCTTCTGTCGGACTTTAATTTTCAGAGGAAAAATATGAAATATCTATTTGAAAGCAAGAAAGCTTTGGATATGTACTACGAACTTATAAAGGAACTTGGTGTAGACGCCGAACCCAATGAGCAAAACGATTGTGTCTATATCACCGAAAAATTCATGAGTGAATGTTTCGAAGTGTACTTATCCAAATATACAAGTTAATATAAAAGGCCTCAGTGCTACCAACACCAAGGCCACTCAGATAAATATTATACAGTGCTGGGCACGTACAATACTCCATCAGCAAGAATATTGTACCACAGTTTTCCAACATCTGTATAGGTGTTATTTTTATACTCATTTTTAGATATTTAGGAGGAAATTATGTGGACAGAACAATTATCTAACGGAAATGTGAAATTTGTAGAACGTTACACTGATCCGTTGACTCTTGAACTTCACCGGGTATCTTGTACTATGGCAAAAGATACCAACAGCACCCGGAAGCAGGCGCAGGCTATCCTGAATGAAAAGATTGAGAAGAAATTAGAGAAGATTTCAATGTCTGCTGCTGTCCGCAAGGAAAAATTGCGGCTCGGCCAGCTCTGCACTATGTATAATACTTTCCAGAAAACGGCACGTGCTCCCTCTACTTATTCCCGGAATTTGCACGCCTGCAACTCGCTGTGTCGTATACTCGGCGAAGATACACTGGTGTCGCAATTAACTGCCGGTTACGTCAACGAAAAGCTGGCCGAACAGAATGAAGCTGTCGGGACAACTAACGAACGGATCACTCGTTTCAAAGCCCTGATCCGTTGGGGATATGAAAATGATTATATTGCGGACATCGCTTGGATTAATAAAATCAGAAAAGAAAAGGATATCAAAAAGAAGGAAAAGCTGGAGGATAAATATCTGGAGCGTGAGGAGCTGCAGACTCTATTGAATAATCTCACTGTCCCACGTTGGAGAATGCTTGCTTCTTTCGCTGCTCTCTCCGGTCTTCGCGTCGGTGAGATCATTGCGCTGCGCGATTCAGATGTTAATCTGGACAAAAGAATCATATCAGTTACTAAAAACTATGATTCCAATAATAAGGTTATCGGATATACCAAGACATCTTGCTCCTACCGGGAAGTATACATTCAAGACGAGCTTCTCACATTGTGCCGGCAAATAAGGTTCTTCATTAAAAAAGAGCAGTTGCTCACCGGCGTTCGCAGTCCTCTCTTTATCCCGGATGTATCCGGAGATCATGTGCATTACTGGGCATACAATAAATGTCTGAAGGAGACCGCCCACCGGGTGCTGAACAAAGACGTCGAGATTACAACTCATGTTCTGCGTCATACTCATGTCGCACTTATGGCAGAACAGCTCGTTCCTCTTGAAGTCATTTCCCGCAGGATCGGACACGCAGACAGTAAAGTCACCAGGGAAATATACTTCCATATAACCAAGAAAATGCGCGAAAGGGATAATCAGCTGATCCGGAATGTTAAGATATTATAG